CCCGTGCCGTAATACTGCAGCACGGCCATGATGTTGGGCGTATTGTAGCCCGGCAGGCCGATCAGGTCGTTGAGATCGGTGCGGGTGACGCGCAGGCGATGAATGACGTTGGCGCTGTCAATGTGGCTGACACCGGGCGACCACCATAGATCGAACGGGCTGACGCGCTCCCACCACAGCCGCGCCCGACGCACCTGCACCGCCTGCCGGCCCTGCCACGTGATGTCGGTCACCATGCGCACGACCGGCCCTTTGATGCAGGCAAACGGCATGCTGCAAAGGTCATAAAGAAACTCGCCCAAGGCTCCATAGAAGTTACCTTGGACGAGGATTTCCTCGATCTTGTCTTCGCTGATGAGCGTCTGCTCATGCTGATGCTTCTTGGCCGCGTCGCGCGCCGCACTCATCAGCTGAAACACCCGGCGCTGAATTTTGTCGGGTGACGGTGGCTCACCCGGAATCGGCGGCATGCCCGGTGACATGCCGCTCGGATCAGGAACGCCCGGTGCCCCCATGGCCGCCGACTTGGCTTCAGCAGTGACCAGCTGTTCAATAGATTGCAGCTGTTCGGCGGGGATGGTTGGGTCCGATGGTGGCTGCAAGCCCCACGGCTTATCGGCACCCAGATAGACATCGCGCAACAGGGACTGCGCCCCGCGCACCTTGGCCGCGATCAAGCGGGCGTAGACTTCGCTGCCGCCAAACTTCCTGATCTCTGCCAGCTTGGCCGGCTCGTAGACACCTTGGATCGCCCGCATGCTCATGAGCAGCCGATCCGACCAGCCGTTGGTGGTGTTACGATGGCGGACCATCATGTCCCACTGCTGCCGGATATAACCGGCTAGGCCAACATACTGGATTGTGTCAGGCTGGGCGGCACGCCGTTCCTCGATACTCCGCTGCTCAGCGGCCATCAGTTCAGCGTTCGAAGCGGTGCGCACGAGCCCCGTTTGACGCTGCGCCGGGAACGAGATGGGGTCAGCCATAGTCGGGGACCATATCATGGACGAACAGGAACTGAATATCGAAACAATGGCTTCCCAGCTGGCCCGCGAGATCGCCCGCAACCTCGTTCCGATCGGGGAAATCCAAGAGCGCTACCGCATCGACGAGGACAACTATCAGAGGATCGTCGGCTCAGGGTTCTTCAAGCAGCGGTTGGAGGAAGAACTCGAACTGTGGAACGCCAGCACGCCCAAGGCGATCGGCGAGCGCATCTCGGCCAAGACGGCGACCATGATCGAGGAGAGCATCCCCGAAGTCTTCGACCTGATCCACGACAAGAAACAGCCGATGGCGGCCAAGATCGACGCGCTCAAATGGGCATCCAACGTCGCCGGTCTGATCAAGCGCGACGGCGGCGGCCAGTCTCCGGGGGAACGCGTGCGCTTCAACATCTATATCGGCGAGAAGCAGATCAACATCGACAAGCCACTGATCGAGCCGCCGACCATCGAAGGCACGCAGGTCCTGCTCGACAAGCAGCCGGTGTGAGCCGTGGAGGTCAACTACCGGGCTCCCCCGACAGTCTCCGCCATGATGCAGTCGGAGGCGTTCTATCGCGTCATCGCCGGGCCACTGGGCTCGGGCAAAACCACCGGGGTCGTTTTCGAGCTGATGAAGCGCGCCCTCATGCAGGGCACGGCGCACGATGGCTTCCGCTACACCCGCTTCGCCATTCTCCGGCAGACCTTGCAGCAGTTGAAACAGACCGTGCTCAAGGACATCTCGCAGTGGTTCAGTGGGCTCGCCCACTGGAAAGTCAGCGAGGGCACCATCTACTTCCACTTTGGCGACGTGCGCTCGGAATGGCTGCTGCTGCCGCTGGAAGAGCCGGAGGACCGACGGCGCATCTTGTCGATGAACCTGACCGGCGCGTTCCTCTCGGAGTGCATCGAAATCGACCGCGATCTGGTCGACGACGTCGCCGGACGGTGCGGGCGCTACCCGTCAGCCGAGGACGGTGGGGCGACGTGGAAAGGCGTCGTGTGCGACACCAACATGCCGCCCGAGGGCACGCCATGGCACGAGACGATGATCCTGCCGCCGCACGAATGGGAAGTCTTCGTCCAGCCCGGCGGCCTCGATCCCCACGCCGAAAACCTCAATTACCTTCTGCAGTCGCCCGAGACGGTCAAGCTGCCGCTCGATCACCCCGACCGCATCGCTCAAGGAAGGACCTACTATGAACGGCTGGCACGTTCCAACAACGACAACTGGGTCAAGCGCTACGTCCATGCCCAGTACGGTCCTGATCCCTCTGGCACTGCTGTATTCGCATCTTCGTTCCGCTCAGCTTTTCACTGCGTGGATGACCTCGAACCCCAGCCCAACGGACCGCTCTATATCGGACAGGACTTCGGCCGCGACCCGTGGTCGATCATCTGCCAGCCTGACTACATGGGCCGACTGAACGTCATTCAAGAGGTCAAGGCCGAGGATATCGGCCTGATCACCCACCTGCGCCAAAACCTGCGCCCGCTACTGCAGCAGCCACGTTTCCAGAACCGACCAGTCGTAGTCATCGGCGATCCGGCGGGCATGGCCAAGTCGCAATACGATGAGGTTAACGCTTTCGACATCCTGAAAAAGGAAGGCTTCATGGCCATCCCGGCAGGCACGAACGACGTCGATACGCGCCTGCGCAGCGTCGAGGATTACCTGCTGCAGCAGCGCAACGGCGGGCCCGCCATCCTGTTCAGCCGCAAGGGCTGCCCGCATCTGATCCAAGGTATGGCCGGTCATTATCGCTACTCCAAGACGACGCTCAATATCAGCAAGCCCTTGCCCGACAAGAACCGCCACAGCCACGTCGCCGACGCCCTGCAGTACGCCTGTCTCGGCACCAAGGGCAACACGGCGCGCGCCATCGCCCGTCGGGTCAACCCCCGGCGAGCAGTGCGCGCGCCAATCTCAGCCGCAGGCTGGACCTGACCTACTTCTTGGGTGCGGCCGGTTTGGGCTGCGTCGTGGCCTGTGGTGGCGGCACAACAGGCGGCGTCTTGAAGTCTTCCTTGATGATATCCAGCATGTCCTGCTGCAGGTGAGCCGGCGTGCGGGAGAGGAAATAGTTGATGTACTCAGCCTGTGCCTGTGGCTTCAGCTCGGCATAGAGCTTCTGCAGCTCTTGTTCCTCAGCGTCACTGTGCTTCGGGTCAGCCATCGAATCCTCCCTCAGCCCGGTGGCGCGTTGGGGTCGGTCTGGTGCTCGACCGCCGACGCCGAAGCCGGTGGCTGCGAGATCAGCTTGTCGGCCGCCTCGTCGGCTTCCTTCTGAACGTCGGCCTGCATTCCCTTGTTCTTGTGCATGGCGCTGATGATAGCGGCCGCCTTGTCGGCTTCCGAAAGCCGAGATGCCGCCGGGATGCGATAGCGGCTCTCGATGTTCGCCTTGACCTCTTCGATCTCCTCGGGAGTCGCCGTCATCTGCGGCTCTGTCGATGCAGGCGGTGCGGCCGGTGCGTTCGGATCGGCAGGAGCGGTCGTCATTGGGTCGGTCATGGGTGTCTCCTAGCCCGGTTTCTTCGGGCTGCCATCAGGCTGGCGCGTAAGCGCGACATTGGCCCACATCGCCGTCGTACGGTGTAGCCGAAGGGTATGGGTCTTGTCAGGACCCTCGGGCAGAATTTCGTCGAGCGCGTCGGCATAGTCTTTGGCGGCGGCACGGACGTGGGCCAGCTTGACCAGCTGATCCTCGGTCGGCTTCAGGTACTCGAAAGTCGAGGGATGTATTGTCATGGCTTCACCAGCGCGATCTGGTCTTGGTTGGTGCCATCGCCGTAATAGGCGATGGTGTTCTGCTCCTGCGGCACGTCCTTGGCGGCGTTGTCGATGCAGTACCACATCGGCTTGCCGACAGTGACCCACTGGCCGTTCTCCCACTTGGCCGCCGCCTGCACGCCGTTGGTCGACGCCGAGTTGTCGAGCAGGTAGGACCCCCAACCGTTATAGGGCACGACGAACAGGCTCTCGCCGGTATTCTCGCCGTTGCAGAAGGCGGCGACCCGCAGGCCGTCCGGGGCGACGATGCCGCCCTCGGCATTGTTGACGAACGAGCCGAGCAGGAAGTTGGCCGAGTTGACGGCCCGGATACCGGCCCCGAGGTTGCGCGAGAAGTTGGGGTGGACGCACATGACGTTGCTGACGATCGACCACGGGGCCATGCCGTCGAGCCCGGTGCTCTCCATGTAGAGACCGTCGATCCTGTGGCTCTCGCCATGGCAGTTGTCGAGCATGCCCTCGAACACCGCGCCGACAATGCCGATGCCGTAGTCGGCGTAGGTCGTGAAGATGTCGCGCAGGGTGAACTTGTAGATCGACCCGGGGTCGCCGTCGGGCGCGTAGACTTTTAGGCAGAACTTGGCGATGGACTGAGCTTCGTAGCCGCCGCCATAGAGGTTGAGCTTCTCAATGAACAGCTGACGGTTGGCGATGCCGTTCAAGCCTTGGTAGACCAGCATGTCCTCGCCCCACGGCCCGACCCAGTTGATATGGGCGTGGTTGCCGTTGACCCCCCAACTCGAACCATCGTTGCTGCGCTGCTGGATCGTCACGGTCTTGTCGAGGTCGATGACAGTGCGCGGGTCGAGCATGGCGACACGGAACTCGTCAGCCGCCGTCTGCAGGCAGTCCTTGAGCTGGTCAGCATTGGTCGGCCGGTCGAAGGGGCTATCGCTGGGCATGGGCGGCTCCGGGTTGGCGGTGAGCGCGGCAAGCGCTTCGGCGGAGGCCGCAGGAGCGTCCTGCAGCCACTTGATCGTAGCGTCGGAGACAGTCTGCAGCGCATTTTTCAGCGCGCCGGAGATCATCGCTTGACCTGCGGCGATCGGGGCGAGCCACCGCCATAGCCGTGCTGGTGACGCGGCAGGGTATGATAGTCGTCCTTGACGTAGCGCCGCTTGGGACTGGGCACGAACTGCTCGCGCGGCGGTGCCGCCGCCGGGGGTGGCGCTCCCTCGAAGCGTGGGGGCCGCGCAGTCGGTGCAGGGGTCTTGTCTCTCATCGCCCTTCCTCCGGTTTGAGTATCTCGATCTCATGCTTCAGCACGGCGATCTCGCGCGCGTTGTCACGCGCCTCGCGATGCAGCAGCTCGATGTACTTGACGGCCAGCCGCAGGCGCTCGATGGCACCGGCCCGGAACGGCGTCATGGCGATGCCGCGCCGGTTGGGGGCCTGCTCCAAGGTGGCGGCCAGCATGCGCAGCCATTCGAGGTGGTCCATGCGGCGCAGCGTGGCCTCGCCGACCAGCACCAGCTGCTCGTCGGTCAGCTTGGCGACGAGGACAGGCTTGTCGTTCATTCGTCGAGGTATCCCATGTCCTTGAAGACACCGAGCTTGGCGCACTCCATCATGCCGAGTAAAGCCGACGCTCGGGCGTTGGCGCTGTAGTGCTTGACGTTGAACGACTCACCGTTCTCGGTATCGAGGAAGATGATACACAGGCTGTCGGCCTTGATGGTGCCTGCCTTGAGATCGCGGATCGCTTCCTGCAGACACTCGACCGGGGTCCACAGCCGGTTGTCGCCAGACTTCTCGGCGCGTATCGCGCCCAGTGAGCGGATGTTGTCATCGTCGCTCACCGGGCGACCCGCGTCGCCAGCGCCGCGCGCTCGACCTCGGTGAGGTCCCACTGCGCCACCACCAGCCACAGGTCGGCCTTGCCGATGCGCCGCAGCAGGAAGGGATCGCGCGGCGGCACCGGCTGCCATTCGGCTTCCCACAGGAGGTGATAGTTGGCCAGCCCGCGCTTGGGCCGCAAATGAATCGGGATCAGCGGCAGCAGCGCCTTGTGGTCGGAGCGGTTCGCCCGGTCCTTGCGGTCCCAGCCCCATGGGAAGCTGTCGCGGGGGAAGGCGAAGCTCGCGTTGGCGAAGTGCAGCGTGTTCGACTTGGCGCGCCAGTTGTCGGACGACTTCATGGTCGCGCCGCCATTGGCGAAGCGTTCGAGGAAGCACGCCTTGGCGGTCGCCCCGGCGAGGGCCAGCTTAGGCAGGCCCTGCTGGTTGAGCCCGGCGGCAACGACACTGTCGAGCGCCTTGATGATCAGCTTGCCCTTGGCGAGCAGCTGGTAAGCGCGCTGGATTTCCCAGTCGATCGGAGCCGAGTAGTTGGCGTGCTCCTTGTACTTGCGATACAGCACCTCGGCCTCGTTGCGATCGACGTAGACCTTCTCGGTATCCATGACTCACTCCTTGTAGAGCACCGCCCGCACCGCGCAGTCCTTGGCTTCGAGGAGCTTGCGCAGCGCCATGGTGCGCTCGGGGTTGTCGGGCAGGGTGTCGACGATGATCTCGGCGAAGTCACCGAACGGCTGCGACACTACCTGCAGGTGCTCGGGCAAATGCTTGTAGGCGAAGAACTGCAGGGGATCGCTCATGAATGGTACTCGCCGGGCAGGGTCGGATCGACGAGCAGCCAGTCGTTCGCCAACAGGTCGCGCTGATTGGAGAGGTAGTGCTCGGGGTCCTTCAGGGGCTGGCCCGTCACATCGTCGGCACAGAGCTGGATGACGCCGTTATCGAGCGCAATGTAAAAATTGCCGGGCCAACCGCTGCGTCGCACCTTGTGGCCGAGCCGAACGGCGTTGATCGCCCAGCCGATCGCGCCGTAATCCATCGTGCGTGCTTCCATGATCAAGTCTCCATGTCGTTGGTGGTAGTGAAGGCTGGGCCGACAGTGATGGCGGTGTCGGCCATGAACGCCTTGAAGCCGAAGGCGCAGGGCGGACAGAGATGGCTGGGCGGGGTCGACGGATCGACGCCGATGCGCAGCGCCAGCCAGCCCCCCGGCCCGCCGATACTGACATGCGCCGGAAGGTTCTGGATCGCCATGGTGGTGCTGTCACCACAGCGATCGCAGGTGTACTTGGTTTCAGGCAAGGCAGTCACGCGATGACCGCCTTGGCGGGCTTCGCCGGATCGGCCGGGCGGGCCGACAGGGCGGTCACGCCGGCCTGCAGGGCCTGCGTGCAGTTGAAAATCTGGTTGCCTTCGAAGGTCGACTTGAGGCCGTTGTCGGTGCAGTAGTCGGCAAAGTCGACGAACAGGTTGCGCCGGACGATGACCGGCGTGCCCTGACCCGAGCGCACCGAGGTCTCGATGGCTTGGGACCAGCCGCTGCCGTAGGCCGAGCCCTTGCGGAAGAAGCTGTCCTCGATCCGCGTGTTCTTCTGGCCGCGCGCCACGAAGCTGATCGGCCCGATCGCGTTGGTTTCCTGCGGCCCGAGGTCGGCGCACCACAGGTGATGGACCCACAGGTTGGTGAAGACCTGACCGACGCCGCTGGTGTCGGTGGTGTCGCCGCCGGTCTCCAGCCCGCCGCGCTGCTCGCCGGTAATGACGCACCAGCCCCATTCGATGTTGTTGCCGGCGCTGTTGTTGCCCTGACTGAGGCTCATCGACCAGACCTGCCGCGGGTTGTGGAACTCGCAACACAGGATGCGCATCTTGTCGATCCAGCCGTAGCAGCCGAGGTTCTGGCCATCGACGCTGTTCATGATCCCGTTGATGATGGCGATGTCGTGCGCCGGGCCGTTGTTGTTCCACGCGAAGGCCGAGCCGAGCGGGTACTTGCTGCGGGTATTGTTCCACGTGCAGCCGACGATGAAGCCCGGGCTGTCGGCGAGGATGCCGCCGCCGTTCAGGATCACGTCCTTGACCATCCAGCCGGCCGGGCGGCCGCGCATGTCGACATCGTTCGAGGTGGTGATGCCCGACACGGTGGCTGCGCCGGGCAGCTGGATGACCTCGCCGCTCGGCAGGGTCGCGGTGTTGGCTCCGCCGCCGGTCCCGCCGTTGCCGCCGCCGGCATTGGGGTCGCTGGCCGGCACGAACGCCGCCCCGCCGCCGGGCTGGACGTACCAGCTGCCCAGCGAGTTCTGCAGGAACAGCTGGCTGCCCTTGTCGACCTGCATCTTGGTGCCGCGCGCGCCGTGCACCCCGGCCCCGTTCAGCAGCACATCGTGGTTGGCGAGGCCCGTGTCGCCACCGGCACCGAACGTCCAGTCGCCGTCAGCGGTGACCAGCTTGCCGGGCGCGCCGGGCAGCAGGGTCGTGCCGTCGGGCGAGATGCCGCCACTGGGCGGATCGGGCGGCGCGGTCGTGTCGTCGTAGACCGTCGCGCCGTCCTTAGCGAGCTTGGCTCCGCTGCTGCTGACGTTGAGGTCGTATGAGGTCATGACGTTCTCCCTTCAGATAAGTTCCCAGTGCCAGCGCTTGCGCACACAGTAGTCGATCACCCGCGTGCCGTCCCACCCCGCCATGTAGCCGACGATCGGCGCGGCACGGACGGCCAGACCATTGCGCAGGACGACACCGGCAACGAAGTGGCGGGCGGTGATGCGGATCATGGCGCGCTGATCTCCTGCATGATCTTGGCGGCGGCCGGGGTGATGTCGCCCGTTGTCAGCAGCGCCTCGCCGCGTGATCCAATGACGTAGACCTGCTCGCGCAGCCAGATCATGCCGGGCGGCGGGTCCTTGTCGGCAGGCCACGGCATGATGTGCCCCTTGGCGAATCGCTTGCTATCGCTGGCGATGACCTCGCGCAGTACAATCGTGGGGCTCATGCTGCTGCCCTCTCCGCCGCGCGTGCCTTGCGCGCCGCCTGCTTGGTGGTGTGCCAGCGCGGGGCCGGCGGGTCGAGCCCGAGGGCTTGGCGAACGGACCAGCCTCTCTGCAACCTACGGTAGACTGTGAGATAGGCTTCGTCGCTGTACGCCTCGACGGCGGCACTGAGCTTCATCAGGCGGCCTTCGAGCCGCACCATGCCGGAGGCGGCACGATGACCGGCAATGATCTTGTAGCCGCGCCGACGATACTTGTCCTGCAGCTTCTGGACCTCGCCCAAGGCGTCGGCACCCCGGTAGGGGACAGCAACGAAGATGAACTCGTCGCTCGGACGCTTCGGCATGTCGCGGATCGGCCAGTACGGCATGGTCCGCCCCTTGGCGCGGCCACCGCCGCGCACTTCGGAGTGGCTGGCCAACCAGCCATCGTACTGCAGCAGCATGTGGCTCATCGAATGCGAGCGCTTCTGCAGGTTCTGGGTGTACGAGACGTACACGAACTTGCGGCGCTCGTTGGCCAAGGCAAAGACACCAGCAGAGAGCGGGATGAACTCGGGGAAACGCACCATCATGATGTAGGCGATATGATCAAGTAGGCACGCTGTGTCAAGTTTTTCCACCCCGGGTTTTTTGAACTTTTTTATTTTTGGAAAGTGGGAACCGGACCGTCAAATCCTACCCGGTTGGGTTTTGGGAGCCGATATTTTCGAAACAGAAGAGCCCGGGGGGCCGGCGGCCCGCCCTGTCCATGTGGGCGTGGGGGCCAAGGCCAGACCATCGGCCTGCCAGATCGCCAGCCTGCCAGCGCCGTCGCAGCGCCGCGCCAAGCGAGATCGCTTCCCCAGTGGGGAATTGCGGGAGGGGCCCGGACTGCAACCCCAGTATATGAGGGAAGTGCAGAGCATCTCCCTCTTAACCTTCCCCACTGGGGAAACAGGAGAAGTAAGATGACTGTTAAGATCGATTGGACGAACAAGAACCTGAAGGCAGCGCAGGCCGCCGCTGCCAAGATCGCAAAGGCGGGCGTGTCCGCTACTGCCATCGTGAGCGGAACGAACGATGACACGTTCGCCATGCTCAAAGGCTTCTCACTCGCGTTGCACGATGGTGCGCTCGGGAAGGAAGACACTTACGAAGCGTTCAAGGCGGCGATTGCCAAGGCGCGCGTTGACGCCAAGCAAGAGTCGCTGGCGGAAAATCGGTTGAGCGAGCGTTGGTCTATCGTTCAACTGGGCACGTTCGATTGCGCCGAAGACTTCTGGCGCAACGTCGAAAAGGTCGGTGGCAACAAGGGCAACAAGTATCCCAGCCCGACGTCGCTGTTCGACATCGCGTATTGTGCGCGTGCAAAGGGCGCGTGGGCACAACCCACGGAAAAGAAGCCCGGCGGCCAGTTCGCCAAAAAGCCCGCGTTCAAGCTCGACAAGACGGGCGATGCGCCGAGCGTCAACGCGATCAAGGCGGCGATCTCGCAGGGCGTGACCGCGCGTACCAAGCGCGCGGAAGAGAACGCGGTGCCGCTCACTCATGAGGAGTCGGTGGCGAACTGGCTGAAGCTCGCCAAGAAATGGCAGGGCGACCACAAGATCAAGGTCGACGGCAAAGACAAGGCGGTGAAAGCCGACTCGTCGCACCAGCTGGTCGCCTTGGTCCGCGCCTGCGAGGACTTCATCCGCAGCAAGCGCGTGACTCTCGCGACGTCGAACGGCAAGCGCGCCGCTCGCGCCTAGTCTTACTACCTACGATACCTATTCCCCCCGCCCTTTCGGGCGGGGGGATTTTTTACGTTTAACTGCCATGAAATGCCCGGCCTTTGGCTTGGGCATTTCTTTTTGCGCGGGGTCATTAGCCGGAGGAATGTTAGTGCACAGTGAACAGCGCGCGCCTAGTTGTCGTCACGCGGTACCAAAGTACCGTGAGAGGCGGCTACACTCAGACAAAACTGACATGCTAGCGTCGGCAATGGCATTAACCGGACATTTGTTTAGGACATTTGAAGTCGTTGATTTTACTGACCCTTTTCAATCAACTGCCTATAATAATAATGAATCTTCAAAGTAGTAGTATAGGGCTTTCCGACCCAGTTACTTAAAGTGGTCGGGTCGGCACCAGCCACACATGTCCTGCTTAAAACCGTGGGCATTTAGGACAATTAACCGGGAGGCCGCTATGGAGCTGAAGCCTAACATCGACTTCACCATCCTGCAGATCATCTACCGACACGGTAAGCAGCACGGCGTCTGGTCGGAAGACATTGTTCGCCTTGCGCCAAGCGGCGCAGAGCACGTGCTCGAACGTCTAGCTGTGCTGGAGCACAACGGCATGGTTAACCAATACGCTCGTTCTGGTTCATTCAGAACTAACTGGCGTCTTACTGAGCAAGGTCACAACGCCTTGCGTGATATCGAAAAGGAGGAGAACGACGCGTAGCCTAGCGTAACCAGTTCCCCACTGGGGAAGCGTGGAAACTCTTTATCAACTGACAACTCTGTGGAGACTACAATGAAGACCATCAACATCACCGTCTCGCTCACCGAGCGCGAACATGAACTGCTTGTCGCCGCCAAGTGCGACAAGCCCGGGCCCGAGCGCATCAAGTCGTTCCTGCTTGCCGACGCAGCCCGCACGCTGCGCGGCATGATCGACGCCGTGACGCAGGAACGCAATGCGCGAACGATGCAGCGCTTTGCCGACAAAGGCATCAAGCTGGTAATCAAGCGCAACACGCAGACGACAAAGCCTAACTCGCTGCTTGTAACCAAGCAGCACAGCGATCGCTCTGCTGTGAAGCTCGACGTCTAGGGAGATCATCAAATGTACTGCACGCACTGCGGCACGCCGTGGCACACTGAACTGCAGCCACAGACCCCGCTGATCACGGGGCGGCTCGAACTGGTTGCCGAACGGGCCCGCTGGCACGGCACCGATGTCGGCCTGACAGCCGGCGAGTTCCGGGTCGTCAGCCTGCTGGCCGACAGACCGGGCACCTATCGCACCTACCGGCTGGTCTACGACGTGCTGCGCAACCAGCCCGGCTTCATCGCCGGCCAAGGTGCGACCGGCTACAAAGCCAACGTGCGCTCGACGATCAAGCGCATCCGCAACAAGTTCCGGACGATCGATCCGGGCTTCGACCGCATCAGCAACTACTCGTCGTTCGGCTACTGCTGGAGTGCATGAGAAAGACTGAGTTGAACCTGCTACCCCCAGCCCGCAATGGGCTGGGGGCTTTGTCGTATCTGGACTTCAGCGTTCCCCACTGTGGAAAGGAACTGTGTCATGAGAACTATCGAGAAGATCATCGTCGGCGGCAGCACTGTCTTCGTTGCCGCCTTCATCATCGCTGCCGCCTCGACCACCACGCCGCCGCGCACCTCACCAGCCAGCGAACGCTACGCCCAATGGCAGCGCACCACCGCTGCCGAGATCGGCCGTGCCGCCCGCGAGGTCGAAGACCGCGAGCGCGCCGAGCAGGCCAAGCGCGCCGAAGACTTGCGCGTCTCCAAGCTGCAGCACCGGCTGTGGATCGCCGACACGTTCTACACCGGCAACGAGCGTGCCTTCTGCCGCGAGATCGCCGTCACCGCCGATGCCGACTGCCCGATCCCGGGTGACAACGCACCGGCCAGCACCATCACCGTGCCGAAGGGTGGTAGCGTCACCATCACCGTCCAATGAAGATCGTGATCCGTGGCCGCAGGAGACGCCTCGTGGGACGCAACTACCTCGACGACCCCGATCCTTCTGAGGATCGAGAGCCGCCCTACGATCCGTGGCGCGGCGGGCGGCCACCACGGCGCTGGCGCTGGCTCGCGTTGCTGATCGGCATCGTCATCGGTGCCGCCATCGTGCTGCTGGTGCGCGAATGCTACAGTCAGACAACGCCCACGCCGCTGGCGCTGCAGCGCGCCGCCGTGCGCGTGATCGACGGCGACACCATCGTGCTGAACAGCAAGCACATCCGCCTGTTCGGCATCGACGCGCCCGAGCTTGGGCAGTCCTGTGCCGACAAATGGCCAGCCGGTCAGAAGGCCAAGGGTTTTCTGACGATACTGATCGAAGGCCGGCGGGTCAGCTGCGACGACCGGGGCCTCGATCGCTACGGCCGCACCTTGGGCGTCTGCCGGACCGACGACGACGATCTCAATCAGGCCATGGTCCGGACGGGGAACGCGTGGGCGTATTCCCGCTACAGCCGGGCCTACGTCCTCGACGAGATCGCCGCCCGGCAGGCCAGAGCGGGGCTGTGGAGCCACAACTGCACCCCGGCATGGGAGTGGCGGCACGCCAAACCCTGAATCGCGTCTGGCGGGGCTCTAATGGCTTCCTCGGTACAAGGTAACTTAGTCACCCCATGCGGAGACCAAGTTACGGAATAAAACCAAGATTAAAGCAAGATTAATTCGTTTCACATGGAACAAAGGGAGAGTTGCAATGGACAACCCGAGTTTTTCACAAAACTCTGAATTCAAGCGACGCCTGATCCGTCACCTTGAGACGGCGTTCCGGCACTACGAGCAGCAGCTGGCCTTCATCGCGCTGGCCGGGCACGACGACCTAGCCACCAGCCAGCACATCGCGCAGGCGCAGGACGAGGTCATCAAGCTGCTGGCCATGCTCAAACGATGATGACACGTCGCGCAGCAGGGGCAGAGTCTACTCTGTCGCGCGACGTTGGACTGCTCGGGCCCAACTCGCTCCCCCAGCGGACAGCCCGAGGGCCGGTGGCAGGGAACCCCCCAGTTCGCATCCTGCGCGACCGGCACCTTTACCAATCACAACAAAGGAGGACCATGACTGGCTTCAAACACGGGCACCGGCCACGAGGGCTGCCACCCTCGCCAACTTACCAATCGTGGATGGCGATGAAGCAACGCTGCTGTGATCCAAATGCAGCGGCGCACAATCGCTATCGAGGCATGTTGTGCAAACGCTGGTACGCCTTCGAAAACTTCCTTGCCGACATGGGTGAACGCCCCGTCGGCAAGACGATCGAGCGCAACGACAATCGCAAAGGCTACAGTCAGAAAAATTGTCGGTGGGCCACGGCGCAGGAGCAAGTTCGCAACAGCTCCACGCCCAAGATCACGTTCGCTAACGCAGTCGAGATCAACCTGCGTTACATGAACGGGATCGAACCGAGAAGGAGCATCGCTGCCAGCTTTGGCATATCCATAGCCAATGTTCATGTCATTGGTCACGGCCAGACTTGGCCCGATGCTCATGCCGTAGCAATGACTATCATCAACTCAAAGAGTAGGTAGAAAAAATGTGCCAATATTCGCTAGAGGGTTACAGGACCCGCGATGCCAAGCAAGGCGAGACGCTCCATGCCGCGACCGATCACTGTGGAGCGTTTGCGACCACGCCTGCGACGACGGTCGGCAGTGGCGGCATGGTCTGCATCAAGTACGGCCAGACCTGCACGCTTGAGAACCTGCAGGTCCACCCGCGCCTGCACGGCTTCGCCGACAAGGTCGGCAAGAGCCATGTCGTCACGCTGATGGCCAACCTCAGCGACGGTCCCTACCGCAGGGACGCGACCAACGGCGACCACTTCAAGTTCGCCGACGGTCAAGTGCTGGCGTCGATGTACCTGCGCAGCCCGATCTATGTCGGACTGAAGGTCGACACCGACAAGGGTGTTGCCGCGATCGACAAGGCGGTCGACGAGGGACTGGCGACCACCGTTCCGGTTGACCAGACGGTCGACGCCTAAGCGCTTGTAACCAAGCGACAGACCTGACAAACCCAAGCCGTTCCCCACTGGGGAACGGCTTGGACTGTTGTGAGAACCGATCATCAACTAGGAGGTGACAAGATGGTTCGTGAGTTCACCTGTCTGGACTGCGGGTGTCTGGTTGCCAGCATCGGCGAACGCGCGGCCAACGATCAGGACATCTGCATGGAATGCCAATGGCTGCGCGACATCGAGGACCCCATCGAGCGCGAACAACTGCGAGCATGGTTGAAAAGGAGAGATCAATGAAGAGCTATCGTGTCAATGCGACCGGCGAGAACCGGGCCAAGCCGGACGACAAGTCGTTCCATGTCGATGTCACGGTCGAGGCGTGGGACGACATGGAGGCCAAGCAGAAGGCGGTCGCCTACCTCAACCGCATCTATGACAGTTGCCTGTGGCAGGTCGACAGCGCGGTCGAGGTGACCGGGCCTGCGCCCAAGCGCCCCAAGCCACCCGCGTTCAAGCGGCGGCAGCGCCGTGTTTGACGCACCGCTGTCAGACAGCGGTTGGTCGTTCCTGCCGTTCAGCAACTTGGCCATCGACATCTGCTTCAGCCTGTTCACCGTGTGCCTGATGCTCGAACTGCAGCCATGGCGGCGCACGCCATGGCGGACACCGATACAGCATCTGGTGATCTGGTTCATCCTCTGCGGCGGCATCGTCCTGCTGACCGCCAACCTCAGCGCGTGGTTCGTCCTCTTCCTCTACAACAACCAAGGAAACTGACAATGAATGATCGGCCCATTCCCACCACCATGGAGATCACGACGTTCTTCCATTGCCGCCGCTGCATACTGGAACTGCCCGACGGTATAAGTCCGCGCGACTGGGCGCAGAACGAGGTCGGCTTCACCAAGATCGGCCTGCAGGTGTGGTGCCGACGGCACAACGCCAACATCATCCACATCGACTTCGAAGGCGAGCAGCATCCGGCCAGCATCGGGAGGAAGCCAGATGTTAACTAACCGCGAGTACCACGAACTCTATCGTCTGATCGAAATCTACGCCGACGCGTGGGAAGCCTACGTCAAGGCGGTGCGCGATGACGCCGTGCCGTCGCAACGTCAACGCCGCGTGACGGCGACGCTTGGCATGGCGGTCACCACCGCCAAGGACAATCTGCTCAAGTATCTCAAGGAGATAGCATGATCACCATAACTTTCTGGCCGCGCGCCTCGCGCGCGGGCACCATCAACGTCGACCTCAGCCACACGTCGCGCTTCGAGACCGGGCCCAAGAACGCGACGTTCTACCTGTGCCACAGTGACGGGCAGCTGCTGCTCGATGCGATGTGGGCACACGGCATGCGGCCCAGTCATCTCACGGAAGTACGGAAAGGAAATGGCAAATGAAAAGGAAACAACCAGCGCGGCTATCAGCCGACACCAAGGCAATGACTCGCAGGGCTCAACTGGAGGATAGCTCGGCCCTGCTCGGTTACTGGGTTCGCGTCTTCGAGGACGACCAAGAACTGGTCGACGCCATGATCGACCTGCGCGAGGCGTTCTTGCGTCGGCTTGGCAAGGGAGTGCATTGAATGAACCGTTTCCTCGTTGCCGAGATATCGAAGAACTGGGTCGAAGGCGAACCCTATACGCCGGAGACCGTACTGATTGCCCAGCAATTCGAGGTCGTCATCAACCGTAATGTCGAGCGCGGCTACAAGCTGCACTCGTTCACCCTACACCGTTTGCTGATGAGTCCGAGCGAGATGAACGAGACCATCATCGCCGTGTTCGAGAAGGAGTAGCCATGACACCGGGTCAGATGAAAGTCATCGTACGCGATATGCTGCTACACGCAGCAAAGCCGCCGGTCTGTGCGTTCTCGCTGCGCAACGGCCAGATATATACCGGCAACTGGGTGCCGCTCACGCAAACCACCAACGTGCTGGTCGTCACGCTGGTCGACAAGGAAGCGCCGCCGATCTACATCGCCGTCGAAGCGATCGATGCGATCGCCGTGGACGGTACACCATGATCAAACACTACTACGTCACCATCGAGGGCAGCGCCACCGATGGCCAGACATGGACGACCCGAAGCGAGATGCACTGCGAGTTCCATGACACCTTCATGGTTGGCATGGCTGACTGCTTCGACCAGCTGACCAACGGCACGGCTCAGTTTGGCAAGCCCGGCGTCGGCTGCACCGGACCGTACGATATCCACAAGGTCACCATCGAGCGGGTGAAGCAATGAGTATCGAGTTCCATCAGACCGGCATGGGCCATCGTTTCTACGAAGGCACCATGCCCGCGCTCGTCGAGCAACTGAAACGGCTCAACGACAACCTTGATAAACTGCTGACCCAGCCCCCCGAGAACCACATCTTTCAATGGTGGCTGCACAATCACTTCAAGAGCGAGTAAGCGTAAGCGTTGCGTATCTTCTGTGGAAACACCTTGGAAAGGAAATGGATATTATGTTCAGGATAACTTTCATGTGCGACGACAAGAACCTTGCAATGATCATGCACAACCTTGCCGGTCAGGCGTATGACCTGCAGGTCGTGCCAGTCGCCGGGTCCAATCCGACACTGGGCAGGTCAGTAAGCGGGACCGGCTCACGCCAGCCTCAACTGAAACGTGAAGACATCATCGCTGCGGGGGGAGCAGCACAGATGCTGGTCAAGGTCATGCGCCAGCAGAAGCTCGACACGGCCACCGCCGCTGAGGTCAAGGAGCTGTGTCGGCATATGGGTCTGTCGGTCACCAGCTACAGCCATCTGCTGAACAATGCGCTCAAGCTGGGTCTGATCAGGAAGGCGGGCAAGAACCCGGACGGTAACGGGTTCCTGTGGAAGCTCACCGATAACAAGGGGGGTGACAAGTGAGCAAGCCGAAGAAAGTCCTGAAGGACGCGCGCGGTACGATGCGGCTGTACAGATCGTACATGTTCAGGAACAAGGACCC